GGTGCTGGCGCAGCTGCAGACGCTGCGGCAGAACACGGCGCTGATCGGGGCGGATGCCGAGGGCAACGGGTTCGCCCTGATCGAGCTGATGGAAGGCAAGGAGGGCACCGGCAACACCTTCGAATCGGTGCGCTTCACCCGGGACGCGCTCAAACGCCAATTCACTGGCATGATCCGCGAGGCGCTGGCGACGCACGGGACGAACGTGCTGGGCCAGGTGCGCAACCGCGCCGCGCTGCGCGACCTGGTGCGCGAGTTGCACGGCCAGGCGAGCGGCAGCGCGAGCGCGAAGCGCATGGCCGACGCGGTGCGGGCGGCGCAGACGCGGGCGCGGACGCTCTTCAACGCGCATGGCGGCGACATCGGGGATCTGGCGGATTTCGGCCTGCCGCATGTGCACGAGACCGGCAAGGTGCGGGCCGCCGGCTTCGACGCCTGGGCGGCGATGGTGCGCGACCGGCTGGACTGGCACCGGATCGAGGACGCGGCCACCGGCAAGCGGTTCACCTCCACCCCCGGCGGGCGGCCGAACCGCGCCGCGGCCGACAGGTTCCTGAAGGATGTCTTCGACGGGATCGTGACGCGGGGGAACGACGACCGGATGCCGTCGATGACCGCGGCGGGCCGGTCGCTGGCGAACCGCCGGGCGGATGCCCGCGTGCTGCATTTCCGCGACGCCGACGCCTGGATGGAATACAACGACCGGTTCGGCGGGGCGGACCCGTTCCGGGCGATGGTCAGCCACCTCGAGGGCATGGCGCGGGACATCGCGCTGATGCGCGTGCTGGGGCCGAATCCGAAGGCGGGGATGGAGCATGCCGCGCAGGTCGCGGCGAAGGCCGTCGAGACGCGGTTCGAGGCGCTGCGCGCCGCCGCCGGGACCGACGCGGCGAAGCTGGCGCAGGTGGCCAAGGACCAGCAGCGGGCCGAACGCGCGCTGAAGCGGCGCACCGGGCGCGCGAAGGCGATGCTGAACCACGCGACCGGCGCGGCCAACGTTCCCGAGGACGAGGCCTGGTCGGCGTTCCTGGCCGGGACGCGCAACCTGCTGACCGCGGCGCAGCTGGGCGGCGCGATCCTGTCCTCGGTGACCGACATGTGGACGATGCGCATGGCGGCGCGGACGATCGGCATGGGCGGCGGCAAGCCGCTGGTCCGCGCGGTGAACCTGATGGCGAGACAGGCGACGCGCGAGACCGCGGCGCAGATGGGCTATGTCGCCGACACGCTGGCGAACGCCGGATCGGCCAGCGCGCGGTACATGGGCGAGGTCTGGTCGCCCGAGATCACCAGCCGGATCACCGACGCCGTGCTGCGCGTCTCGGGCCTGAGCTTCTGGACCGACATGAACCGGCTGGCGTTCCAGATGGAATTCAGCGGCTACCTCGCCGCGAACGCGGCGCGAGGGTTCGATCAGATCGACGCGCCGCTGCGCCGGGTGCTGGCGGGCCGGGGCATCACCGCCGCCGACTGGGACGCGATCCGCGACCCGGCGGCGATGTTCACCGCGCCGAACGGGGCCAGGTTCATCGCGCCGCTGCACTGGCTGGAGAACACGCGCCTGAACCGCGCCGAGGCCGAGGGGCTGGCGACGCGCCTGCAGGGCATCATCGAGGAGCAGATGGAATTCGCCGTGCCCAGCGTGAACTGGGAGGGCCGCACGATGTTCCTGGGCAACGCCCCTCCCGGCAGTCTGGTCGGCGAGCTCATGCGATCCGCGCTGATGTACAAGTCCTTCGGCCTGTCGGTGGTCTTCAACCAGTTCAGGCGGACCATGGCAAAGCCGACCGGCCTGAAGCGGGCCGCGTACGTGGCCGAAATGCTGCTGCCGCTGATGATTCTCGGCGGCGTCGCCATTCAATTGAAGGAACTGGCCAAGGGCCGCGACCCACGGCCGATGGACAACGCGACCTTCTGGGGGCAGGCGTTCCTGCAGGGCGGCGGCCTCGGCATCTTCGGCGATTTCCTGACCGCCGAGGTCAGCCGCACCGGCGGCGGGCTGGCCGAGACGATCACCGGGCCGGTGGTCGGCCTGGCCGCGGACGTTTCGCGCGCCGTCACGTCGAACGCCGCCCGCGCCGTGCGGGGCGAGGACACGCTGATCGGGCGCGACGTGGCGAACCTGCTGCGCCGCTACACCCCAGGCACCAGCCTCTGGCAGATCCGCGCCGCGCTCGACCGCATCCTCTGGGACAACCTGCAGGAGCTGCTGGACCCCGACGCCCGGCAGGCGATGCGCACGCAGGAGGCGAACCGGCGCCGGGCCGGCGGCAACGAGAGCTGGTGGGAACGCGGCGAGGTGCTGCCCGCGCGCGCCCCGGACTTCGGCAACGTGGTGGGGGCGCGATGACACGGCCGCAGATCGACTGGAAGATCAGCGTGGGGACGGTGATCTCGCTCGCCACGATCCTGTTCATGGGCGGGATGGCCTGGCGCGACCTGCACCGCGACGGGCTGGAGCTGCGCGGCCGGCTGATCGCGGTCGAGACGCTGGCCAACGCCAACCACACCCGGCTGAACGCCAACGACGTGGCCGCCGGGCGGCTGGACGAGAAGTTCCTGCAGCTCGAGCGGCTGATGTTCGAGGTCCGCAACGAGCTGCGCGCATTGAACGGGAGGCCCGAGCAATGAGCACCGAGGCGCTGGTCCCCGCACCGCCCTATCCCGTCGACGGACAGGGGCCGTACACCGTGCCGCATCCCTATGCCGGCGGCGACCTGATCGTGACGGTGAACGCCGATGGCGCCCTGACGACGCTCACGGAGGGCGAGGACTGGACCGTCGCCCCGGCGGCGAGCGAGACCGGCGGCGCGGTCACGTTGAGCGAGGCGGCGGCGATCGCGCATGACGGCGCGATCCTGACCATCGTGCGCGACACTGCGCTGGAGCAGGGCTGGGCGCCGGTCTATCCGCGCGAGGCCGGGCTGGCGGCGCAGCTCGACCGGATCGTGCGGGCGGCGCAGGACATCCGCGCGGCGAGCGTGCGGGCGCTGCGCCTGCCGGTCGGCAGCGGCATCGACGCCGAGCTGCCCACGCTGACCCCCGGCACGACGCTGATGGTGAACGAAACCGGCACCGGGTTCACCGCCGGGCCGGACCTGGCCGACATCGCGCTGGCCGCCGCCGGCGCGGCCGAGCTGCTCGAGGCGCTCGATGACATCGACCTGAACGGGCTGGTGCCGCAGTCGTCGGCCAGCGACGCGACCGCCGGGCGGCTGCTGCGCGTCGGCGCGTTCGGCCTCGGCGGCCCGGCGCTGGCCACCGCGAACTTCGACACGCTGACCGTCGGGGGCCTCTACGCGAATGCCGCCACCGACGCCACGGGAGCGCCCACCACGGCCGCGGGCTGGCAGGTGCTGTTCAGCCCGCGCGACGCAGACACGGCCGTGCAGCTGGCCATCCTGGGCGGCAGCGACGACCTGCGGTTCCGGCGCAAGGCCGCCGGCGTCTGGTCGACCTGGCGGGCGGTGGTCCTGTCGGGGCAGGAGGCGCTGCCCTCGGGCGTGATCCTGATGTGGTCGGGGTCGGTCGCCAGCATCCCCGAGGGCTTCGTCCTGTGCGACGGCGACAACGACACGCCGGATCTGCGCGACCGCTTCGTCGTCGGGGCGGGTGGTGCCTATGCCGTCGACGCCACCGGGGGCAGCGCCGACGCGGTGGTCGTCGAGCACACCCACACGGGGACCGCCAGTTCCGCCGGGGCGCACACGCACAACGTGCCGCAGGGACCGACCGGCGAGTCGACGAACCGGATCACCACCGGCCCGACCTCCGGCAGCGCGAACACCGCGACCAGTTCCAACGGCGCGCATACCCACGACCTGAGCATCGCCAGCGCGGGCGAGAGCGGCACGGGCAAGAACCTGCCGCCCTACTACGCGCTGGCCTACATCATGAAGGAGTGAGGCTTTGCGCGCGATCCTCGCCCGCGAGAACCTGGTGTTCCTGGACCCCGCGCGGGGCTGGCCGGTCAATTGCGCGCCGGTGCGGAACCAGGGCTTCGTCCATATCGGCGAGGACGAGACGGGCCTCTGGGCCGAGGCGGCGCCCTTCACCGGGCGGCTGCGCCAGTTCGACACCGCCCCGGCCGAGGCGCTGTTCGACCATGCCGCGGGGCTGGCCGAGCCGCCCGCCGGGCCGCCCGACCTGAGCTACGCGCAGTTCCAGGTGGCGCTGGCGTCGCAGTCGCCCGAGGGCACGTTCCTGGAGGATGTGATCGACAGCGTGCTGGACGCGCTGAAGAACGGCGTGGGCGAGGTGCCGGCCGACCCCGCCACCTATCGCATGCTGCGCGGCCTGCTGGCCCGGCAGCGGTTCGCCTTTGCCGACGTGATGGCCCTGATCGGCCAGCTGGCGCCGCTCCTGGCGGCGCTCTGGCCCGAGGAGGACTTTTCCGAGGAAGCGGTGCTGGCCGTCTGGCAGGCCGCGCAGGAGGACGCATGAAGTTCACCGCCTACGAGCACATGGAGCGCTGGGAGGGGCTGAGGCTCGACGCCTACCTCTGCCCCGCGAAGGTGTGGACGATCGGCTACGGCCACACCCGCACCGCGAAGCCGGGCATGAAGATCACCGAGGCCGATGCGAAGGCCCTGCTGGAATCGGACCTCGGCTGGGCGACGGCGGCGGTGAACCGGCTGGTGCGCGTGCCGCTGAACCAGAACCAGTTCGATGCGCTGGTGTCGCTGGTCTACAACATCGGCGAGGGCGGGTTCGCGGGATCCACGGTGCTGCGCCGGCTGAACGCGGGCGACTATGCCGGCGCGGCCCGGGCCTTCGAGATGTGGAACAAGATCACCGACAGCGCGGGCCGCAAGGTCGTCAGCCGCGGTCTGGAGAACCGCCGCGCGTCCGAGCGGCTGCTGTTCGAGACGAGCGCCGGGCACATCACCCCGGCCGAGGATGCCGACCGCACCGTGATCCCCGCCGACGCGCTGCCCGTGCCGAAGGTCACGGCCGGCGCCAAGGGTGGGGCGGCGGTGATCGCGCTGGCCGCCGCCGCGTCCGAGCTGGCCGGCCAGTACGGCATTGCCCTGCCGGTCGGCGCGATCGAGGTGCTGATCGTCGGCGGCCTGACCCAGCTGGCGAGCTTCGTCGCCGGCTACATGAAACCCTCGCGCGAAGGAGACCACCCATGAAACCGCTGATCGCCCTTTGTGCCGTCCTGCTGCTGGCGGGCTGCATCAACCCCGACGGCACCGTGACGGCGGCGGAATGCGCGCAGGCGCAGGCCGGCGTCGAGGGCCTGCGGATGGAGCATGCGGCCGGCAAGGTGTCAGACGACACCCTGCGCCGCGCTGCGCTGGCCGCCGACCTCTACTGTGCCGGCGTCATCGTCACCGCCCCCGAGGAGGCCCCCGATGCCTGACAACACCACGAACGTCGCCGTGCCCGCCGGTGCATGGACCGAAGCCGTCACCGGCCCCGAGAGCGAGGGCAGCATCGAGGCGCTGCTGACTGGCAGCGACAACTTCGAATACGCCTATGCCCCGACCGAGACGCCGCCCGCATCCGGCTTCGTCGGGCATTTCGTCTATGCGCAGCGGAACGAGCCGGTGGTGGTGCTGGCCGACCAGTCGGTCTTCGTCTTCAACGCGCACCGACCCCTGAAGCTGGCCGTCACGCAGAGCGAGATCTGAATGACCTTCCTGAAGCCGCCCGGGACGTTCCGCCGCGCCATCCCCTCGGGGCGGTTCGGCCGGCCGTTCCGGTTGAGCGGCACGACCCTGCCGCCGCTGGTGGTGACGGTGCAGCCCGAGGTGACGGTGGCCGACCCGCCGCGCCTGGGCGACGAGATCGCGCTGGACGTGGCGATGGTGACCGACCCGGCCGCCGATTCCACCACCTACGAGATCCGCGCGGACGGCGAGCTGGTGGCGACCGGCCTGCCCTGGACCGTGGCGGACGTGCTGGGCCAGGTGATCACCATGCGCGCGGTGGCGGTCAAGGACGGCTACCGCGCGGCGCGCGTGACCCTCGGCCCCTTCGGGCCGGTCGAGCCCGCGCTGGCCGCGCCCGTGATCTCGAACGTCACGCTGAGCCCGACGCCGGTGGTGGTCGGCGAGGAAGTGACCGTCAGCTTCGACGTGACCGGCTGGCCGGTGCCCGAGGTGACGATCGAATGGCGACGCAGTGCCGTCGCGATCGAGGGTGCGGACGAGGCCGGCTACACCCCGGTCGAAGCGGACAGCCTCAGCACCCTGACCGCCTTCATCACCGCGACGAACAGCGTCGACACCGACACGGCCGAGAGCGCCGGGCAGGAGGTGTTCATGGCGCCGGTCATCGACGGCGGCGGGTGGGAGGATGAAGGGCCTGCGGGCGTCTGGCTGCTGGCCGACGGCGTCTGGAACGATGATGGCGTCTGGGACGACGACGCGCAATGGAACGACGGAGTGTAGCGCATGGCACAGATCGCTGACGACGAAGACGGAATCGACGTTCGGAACAAGCTGAACGCGACCGGCCTCCGCAAGAACAACTTCGCGGCGACCACCGACCCCGGCACGGGCGACGATACCGGCGACGGCTACGAGGTCGGATCGGTCTGGATCAACACCACGGCCGGGACGGTCTGGGTCTGCGAGAACGACACCTCGACGGAGGCGGTCTGGGTGCAGGTCTATGACGCAGCCACGCTGAAATCGGACACGACCGCGACCCTGACCGCGGGCTACGGGAACACGTCACACCCGCTCGGCACGATCACGTCGGGCACCGTCACACCAGACGTAGCGAATGGCCACCATCAGCATGGGACCATTGGCGGGGCGTTTACACTGGCGCCGCCGAGTGCGGTCTGCGAGATCGCGGTCGAGTTCACAAATAACGGCTCCGCTGGATCGGTTACGACTTCTGGCTTCACTTTTGTTGCTGGCGAACACGAAACGACAGACGGAAGCAAATACATCGCCAGAATAACCAAGACGCATAACTATTCGTCGCTCATCTGGCAGGCGCTGCAATGATCGGTGGGGCTGGCATCGGCGCGGCGGGGGCGGCATGGGCGGCGGGGGTGTCCGTCAGCCCGCCCGAGGCGTTCGGGTCGGGTGACTGGTCGGTGGTCGGGACGCTGGCGGGGCATACCGCCGCGGTGACGATCACGAACGTTCCGTCAGGCACCGAGGATATAGAGTACCGCGTCGATGGCGGCTCGGAGGTATCGTTCGGCTCGGCGGACCCGGATACCTACGACATCACCGGCCTGCCCAATTGGAGCGAGGTCGACATCGAGATCAGGCCCATTGGTGCTGGCGGCGTGGAGGGCGAGTGGTCGACCGCGAAGCCCGCGACGCCGGAGAGCCCGAACCTGCTCACTAACCCGAGCTTCGAGACGGACACGACTGGCTGGACGCTAGGTTCCCCCACATGGTCGCGGGAGACCGGGCCGACGCGAGCCAAGCACACGCACAACAGCACCAACTCGGTGCACCTCATTCAGAATGTGTCCATCACCGGCGGGCGCAACTATCGACTGCGGGGAAAGTTGCGCGAAAGAAGCGGCAACGGCGCAGGCGGGTCTCCGGCGCTTATCAGCGGAACAAACACATTCTTCGACGCCACTCCGAGCACGACTGCCGACCACGATTACGACAGCACGAAGACGGCTTTAGGTAACGCTGCGCAAATACGATTGCCGGGGACAACGGCGCTAACATACTCCTGGACTGATCTTATCCTGCAGGACCTGGACGACATCTAATGGCGACGATTACCAGCGCATCGCTCGGGTGGACTGACGGGCAGGACGTTACCAGCGTGATCGCCGCGGCGCTGGCGGCGCTGGAAAGCGGTGACACGTTCATCCTGTCGCACAGGTACGAATTGACCGGCGGTCCCTACACCCTGCCTGGCGGCGTCATCCTTGACGCGGTAGTCGGGGCCGGGTTCGACGTGATGGACCCGGACCGCACGACCAGCAATGGGTACGTGTTCCAGCTCGGCGGCGACGGCATCACGATCCGCAACTGGACCGTGACGATGCCGACCGCGATAGACTGGACTGAGTTGGCGCTGACGGTCAACCCGCAACTGAACACGCACTACAACGCCCGGATATTCCTGCGCGGCCAAGACCGGCAAAACTTCACGCTGGAAAACTGCGACATCGATTTCAACGGCCAGCACATCGTTGTCTTCGACAATTGCGACGCGCTGGTATTCAGGAGAACCCGATTTCGGGGGGCGTATTGGGTCTCAACGTTCTATCAGTGCCACGATGTCTTGCACGAATACTGCCTATGGGATGGCGGCCCGGGAGAAGGGATCAAGACCAGTGTCGCCGGGTCTACTCCGACCAAGGGGTGCAAGGACTTCATCATCCGTCACTGCCTGTTCCGCTTCTTGTTCCGGGACGGCACGGACACCACGGGCGGGTTCCTCGACAGTGTGATCGAGGACAGCATTTTCTACCGCAATTCATACGGCGGGGTGGGCGGCGGCGTCGATCTGAAATGCGCCCACGACGGCGGGCAGGAGCCGCACCCGGCCGTGGTAAGCAGCAATGTGCTGATCCAGCGATGCCGGTTCATCGACATTCGGCATGCCATCGTGACCGCGATCGGCGATCCCGCGCCCTACGAAATAACGCTGGAAAATGAAGAGTACGCCATTCCGAACAATATCCGGGTGGATGCGTGCTCGTTCGAGCGCACCACGAGCGGGGCTTATGAGGTGCAGCGGGCCCTCACAAAGGGCGGTTACGACGTCGAAATCACGAACTCCACGATCAAGGGGACGGTGACCGCCCCCGCCAATTTGAGCCCCGGTGTCGTGAGCGGGCCGGGGTCGTTCTGGGATGAAGACCTCACGCTGCCGAACACGTCCCTGTCGGGCGACACGCCGACCCCGCAGGCGGCGGAGGACTACGAGGACATCGTCCCGTTCACCTACGGGCCGCAGGAACCAGAGGAGCCCGCCGTGACTGGACGAGCGCTGTTCACCGAGCCGGAGAAGAAGGGGAACCCCGAGCCGAGCCGCGTGCTGGCATTCACCGTGGCCGGGGAGCCGGTCGAGGCCGAGGCCGTGGAGACGGGCGTGTGGCTCGTCGAGGGGCCGGTCGGGCCGGCGTCGGTTCTGGTGACGGACACCAACCAGTTCGGGCAGGTCAGCCGCCGCTACGACTGGACCCTGAAGGAAACGCCGAACCTGCTGCCGAGTTTCTCCGGGCGTGGGCCGGTGCTGGAGATCGTGCCGTTCGAGGGCGGGGGCGAGGAACCGCCGCCGGGCGGTGACGGAGAGAACCCCGGCGACGTGGACCCGACGCCGCTGGCGATCCTCTACGTCGCGCCTGAGACCGGCAGCGACAGCAACGACGGCTCGACCGAGATCCTCGCGAAACAGAACATCCCCTCGGCCCCCGGCGCCGGCACGCGGGTGGTGGTCGTCGAGGGCGAGCGGTTCAGCACTGCGCAGACGATCGGCACCGGCGGCACGCTCGAGAACCCGGTGCAGGTCTATTTCGATGGCAGCGGCGACACCGAGGCCGGATGGGACTGCGGCATCGACATGGACGGCACCTGGACCAGCGAGGGCACGCTGAACGGCGCGACGGTCTGGTCCTACCCGTGGGTTCCCGACGAGACCTATCCCAGCGACACGACCTACCCCGGCGCGATCCGGTTCTTCCAGGACGACGAGGACGGCGATCGGCGGTGCTACTACCCCGCGCAGTGGCCGCCGGTCGAGCGGGACAGCCATTCGAACAACGTCCGGGGCGAATGGCAGGCCGCGCCGAATTCCGGCTTTGCCAGCACGTCGGTGACGATCCCGGCGGGCGACCTCCGGACCACGATCAACGCCTTCCATGCGACCGAAGACCTGGCCATCCGGACCCAGATCAAGCTGTGGGCGACGCCGAACGTCACGACCGACCGGCGCATCACGTCCTACGATCCCGACACGGGCGTGATCACCTTCACGCCGGCCTATTCGAAGCAGTCGTCGAACCCGAACAACTACTTCGCGCTCGTCGGGCATCCGGCGTTCCTGGTACGCGAAGGCCAGTTCATCACCGACCGCACCGAGGGAACCAGCAAGATCATCGTCCGCCCGTTCGGCGCGATCGACCCGAACGAGGGCGCCTGGCAGCGCGAGGGCCTCGCCAGTCATGGCCTGTGGATCAATGCCAGCCATGTCCGGGTGCGCGGCGGATACTGGCGCCGGGGGTATTCCAACGGCAACACGAACTACGCGAGCCCCCTGGCAATCGTGCAACTGGGATCCGGCAAGCACGAGCGCGTCTTCTGCTCGGGCCAGCGCGTGGAGCAGTGGCGGCAGGACGGGGCGTCGACGATCCGCGTGACCGATGTGCAGGACTGCCTGATCGAAGGCGTGTCGCTGCGCGAGACCGGCGACTACGGCGCGCTCTGCACCCGGGTGGTGAACATGTTCATCATCGACAGCGTTGCGCAGGAGACCGGGTCCACCGGCTTCAGCTTCCGCTTCTCGAACCAGGGCGGATGCGTCGCCTGCGACATCATCGACATGAAGTCGGTGCACGCGAACCTCGTGAGCTTCTACGAGGGCAACGAGAACATGGTCTTCGTGGGCAACCGCGGCTGGATCAAGCAGGAGGGCACCTACAACCCCGGCTTCGTCTCGCACCCGCTGAAGAACACGCTGATCGTGGGCAACGAGATTCCGGTGCCGATCTCGAACGCGATCCAGCGCTGGAACCCGAACGGGGCGCGCGCCCGCGGCGACGGCGCGGACATCATGGTCAACAACTCCACCTTCTCCGCCGACAATTCGATCGCGCACAAGCAGGCGTCGGGGCTGGGCGGGCTCATGGCGAACAACATCGGCACGATCAACCACGCGGGCTTGCCCGACGCGACGCTGGACTATGCCGACGATCGGTTCCGGTGGCGCGAATCCGCCATGTCGGGCCTGATCCCGACCGCAGGTGTCAGCGCGACCAGCGTCGCGGTCGAGAACGGCAAGGGCGAAGGCTCGGACATCGCCAGCAACAACGCGCGGAGTTTCGACTTCGCGAGCGCGGACGACTATGTCGACATCCCCCTCGACATGGTGGACGAGATCGAGGCGGAGACGCCCTGGCTGATCGTGTTCGACCGCAAGCGTGGCACCAGCAGCACGACCACCATGACGGACATCACCGTCGAGCGGCACGTGCGGACGGCCGCAGGGTGGAGCACGGCGAGCGCGACGTTCTCGCTCGCGACGAGCTGGGGGACCGGATCGTCGCTGGCTTTCACCCCGGGAGGCGAGGTGCTGGAGGCGTTCCTGCGCGTGCGCCCGGGGCCGAGCTGGACCACCACGCGGCGCATCGGGATGATCGGCCGCCCGCGGCACTACATGGACGGGCTGAACCGCTGGGCGATCCGCACGGGCAACGGCTACTGGGGCAACCCGAGCGGCCAGTCGGCGAACTATCTCAACAGCACGCAGCGCGCGGCGATCGGGGAGTTCACGCTGGTCTCGGGCGCGCTGGTCGGCGAGGCGCCGGGCGAGCGGTTCGACTTCACCCCCGCCTATGACGGCGAAGACCTGGTCGAGCCGCGCCTGCTGAGTTCCGCCGCGACGCTCGAGATCACGCATCCGAGTCTGCCGGACACAACGCTGGAGTTCGACTTCGTCGGCGCGATCGACCCGCGCACGGGCCTGCCGCCCTATGACTGGAAGACGCTGAACTGGGGAGGCCTGCGATGAGCGAGCACATGCTGATGGTGGAGTTGACCGACTCGGTGAAGTACATCCCCGATCCCGACGCGATCGACTTCGACACCCGCGGCGTGCAGTGGTATCGCGAGGGGGCCGAGGGCGCGCTGCTGCCGATCGACGGCGACCCCTACGACTGGGATCCGCTGACCGACCCGCGGGGCTATCCCTTCACCCCGGTGGCCCGCGGCACCTATGCCGCGCGCGAGTTCCTGACCAATGCCGAGGGCACCGTCTGGGACGACTACGTCTATTTCGTGGCCTTCAACCCCGAGGACGCGCAGCCGGCGGTGGTCGAGGCCCCGATCCTGTCGGGCCTGTCGACGCCGCCGAAGGTGGGCGAGTTGTTGGTCGTGACGACGCGCGCCACGATCGCGGGCACGCCCACGCCGACGCTGGTCGAACTGGGAATCGAGCGCAAGCTGGCCGAGGACGACGACAGCGAGGCCGAGCTGGTCGTGGCGGACGAGGAATGGACGCTGGTCGAGGCGGACGAGGACTACCTCTTCCGGTTCTTCGAGGAATGGGAGAACGAGCTCGGCACCGTCCGCGCGGTGTCGGAATGGACCGACCCGGTCGCCGCGGCCGGTGCGGCGCAGGGCAGCCTCGCCTTTCCCGACGATCCGGTGATCTTCAACCCCGACAGCGACGCGGCCCTGACGCTGGTGGACGGGCGCATCTCGGAGATGCGCAACCAGAACTACCTGGCGGGCAGCTTCTGGTCGCCACCCTCCGCGCCGCGGAACCCGGCGCGGCCGACACTGCCGAACGGGCTGCGCACGCTGCACCTCGACAATACCGGATCCTCGGCCTGCATCCTGACCTATCCCGCCCGCACGCTGGCCTATGACGGCGGCACCGTGTCGATGGACGCGGCCGGCGCCGACCTGTGGACGCACTCGATCTGTTTCCGGCCGCTGGTGATCGACCAGCTTCGCTACATCGTCGCGATCTCGAACGGGCTGGCGACGGCGCGGCTGTACCAGTTGCTCTTCAACTCGACCGGCAGCCTGCGGCTGCGCCTGAGGATGGACAACGACGCGGCGGACGAGGCCGAGTTCGGGTTCACCGACTTGGGCGTGACGCTGGAGGTCGGCACCGACTATGCCGTGACCCTGCGCAAGAGCGCGGCGGACACGGTCCATGCCTTCGTCGCCAGCGGCAAGATGGTCGACGGCACCCCGGTCGTCGACCTCGGGCCCGGCGCTGGCGTTGCCTGCAACGTGGGCGGGCTGACCGGCACGCTGCCGAGCGTCACGTACATGGCCAACCGAACCGTGGCCTCGGGCGGCTTCCAAGGCTACGTGCATTCCTTCATCGCCCGCCCCGAGTCGGTGACGGACGAAATTGCAACGGACCGGAACAAGAGATTGCTGCGCCGCGCCGGGGTGGTGATCCCGTAACCGATTGAAATCACGGCAAAGCGCCGTAACTCTTAATCAATTGGTCGAAGGTTCGAATCCTTCCGAGCCCACCATCGTTTCAAGGGGTTAGGCCAGTGCGGGGCGGAACACTTGGGGAACCGTCCGACTCGTCCGACTCCTGTCCGACTCGGACGGAATCGGGAGGGCGCCTCACCCTTCTTTCCAATCCGGGCGCCGATTGAATACGTATTGCCCATCGGCCGCGATCTGAACCGTGATCTCGTCGTCGGCGGCTCGCTGGCCGATCGCCTTGACGAGGCTGTCAGGATAACCGAGCGCGGCGGAGAGGATGTCACGGGCTTCCGCGACCCGCTCGCGCATCAGGGGGTGGAGCACGCGGTCCGAAAGCGGGTGCGCGAGCATCCCAGACATCCGCCGGTGCAGCCTGATTGCCACCTCGACGCGGTCGGCGTCCATTTCCATCAGGCCTCCGTCTGCCAAGTCAGCCGCGCGGGGTGGGCGCGGAGGCTCTGGCGTTCGTTGTACTCGGCGACCATGCGCTGCTTTTCGTCGTTCGACAATGCCTCGAAGGCGCGAATGGCGGCCTCCACCGGATCCCGACGCGCCTCGACCTGCAGTCGGCGCAGGTGTTCGGTAAGGGCTGCCCGTGTCACGTCTCCTCCGGTCTCCTGATGGCCTTCACCGCGCGGCTGGCGGTGTGGCGGGTGGCGGGCATGTAGGTGCCCGAGAGCTTGGGGTCGGTCCAGGCGCTGTTGCCGAGGGCGTCGGCCACGTCGCGTTCGGAGGCGCCGGCGGCGCGGGCGAGGTGGCCGAAGGTGCGGCGCAGGTCGCGGAACTGGAGGCTGGCGAGGGCGGGCAGGGTTTCCGCCGCTCGGGCGCGGACGCGCATCCAGGCGCGGGCGAATCGGTCGGGGTCGTAGGGGCGGCCGGTGCCTTCGTAGTGGAGGAGGCGGGCGCGGTCGCCGGCGGTGTCGAGGGCGGCCTGCAGGTGCGGCGCCAGATCCGGGTGGATGTCGAGCGCGCCGTGGTTGCCGCGCTTCGAGCGGACAAGCCGCCACATGCCCTCGCGGAAGTCGGCGGGTGCGGCGGTGATGATGTCGCGCTGGCGCTGGCCCTGGTAGAGGGCGAGGCGCACGGCGAGCGCGATCGAGGGCAGGCCAAGCGATTCGGCCGCGCCGGTCAGGGCGTCGATCTCCTCCCACCCCGCGACGCGGCGGCGGGGCGGCGGGGTGACCATGCGCAGGCGCAGGCAGGGGTTGAGGTCGATCCAGCCCTTGCGCTCGGCATAGGACATCAGGACCGACATGTGGCGCAGCAGGCCCGCGGCCATCCACGGCCCGCGCGTGCGATAGAGCGTCTCGTACCATTCGACCATGACGGGGCGGACGAAGTCCGCGACCATGGCGGAGCCCCACTTGTCCTCGATCTGGCGAAAGAAGGCCTCGTAGCCCTTGCGGGTGTCGGGGCTGAGCCCGTCCCAGGCGGGGCTGGCGCGGTAGGCGGCGATCAGGGCGTGCACGGTGCGTCCCCGCTTGCGCGGGGATGACATGGTGCTTCCCTGCCCCCGGGCGTCGTCCACTGCGGCGTTCAGGCGCGCGGCCTCGCGCACCGACCAGGTCAGGCGCGCGGGGTCGAGCGCGACGGGTTCGAACCCGAGCTCGCGCAGCGGCGTCTCGGGTTCCCACCAGATCCGCCAGGTGCCGTCCGTGCGCCGGCGCTGGCGCAGGCGGGGCGGCGGGTTGCGGACCGGGCGGGTCACGAGCGCGCCCGGCAGTCGTTGCAGAGGCGGTGGTGCGGCCCTTCGCTGCGGATCTCGATGCCGCAGCAGAGGCAGGGGCGCGGGCGGGCCATTTCCGCCTTCAGGCGCCGTTCCTCGATGCCGATGTAATATTCGACATAGCCGTTATGGGCGGAGATCGTGCGCAGGACGCGCTCGCCGTGCCGCAACTCCACGCGATTGCCACCGACACGGACGGCGTCAATCTGCAGCTTCATCGTCTCTTCTCCCTGTCCTCGTCGTCGTCGAGCGCCGAGAGCAGCATCAGCCACCCGGCGAGCGTGATCATGGCGAGGCCGCCGAGCAGGTCGAGGATCCGGCGGCCCCGCATGGCGTCAGCCGCGCCCGCGCCCGCGGCCCTGGCCGTTGTCGTGGTGCCCGGTCCAGCCGTAGTTGCCGCCCTGCCCGTTGTTGGCGCTGGCGTTGCCGCGGGGGCCGCGCGGGCGGTCGCCGTGACCATGGCCGTGCCCGTGGCCGTTCCCGGCGTGGCCACCGTCGCCGCCATCGCCGTCACCGTCGCCGCCGTCGCCGCCATCGCCGTCACCGTCGCCACCGTCGCCGCCACCGTCGCCACCGCCGTTCGAGGGCGGGGCGGGCGCGGCGAGGACGACCGGCGCCTCGGCATTGCCGCCGCCGTCACCCCAGAGCGCGGCGCATTCGGCGTTGTCCATGCGCGGCTGGATCCCGGTCGCGGCGCGGACCTGGGCGAGGTTGCCGAAGAGGATCGCGCACTGGCGGTAGGGCTGCGACGGGTCGGCCGCGGCCGGGCTGGACAGGAGGGTGGAGGCGAGCATCATGGCCGCCGCGGCGGCCGGAATCGTCAGGGTCTTCATTGCAGGTTGCTCCTTGCGGGCTGGTTGCCGCGGCGGGCGGGTGTTGGCGCACCCGTCCGCCACGCTCGGGATGATCCCGGCGCTGCCGCCCTCCCCGATCAGGCCGGGGATGACAGGGGCGGCAGAACGGGGAACACGTCAGTCGTCGCCTTCGGCCCGGCCGCCCGCGTAGAGCAGGGCGAGCATCAGCGGAAAAACGGCGCAGGCGCCGAGTGCCCAGATCGTCAGCGCGTCGAGGATCCAGCTCATGCGCGGCGCGCCTCGGCCAGCAGCACCACCTTGCGGGCGGTGTCGGGGGTTGCGGGCGGTGCCTCGGGGTCGAAGCGGGCGCCGTCGAGCCAGGCGCGCACGTCGGCCGCGCGCCATTTCATCGGGCGGGTGCAGAACGGCACCGGGCGGGGAAAGCCCATGGCCTCGAGCCGGGCGCGGCGGGTCAGGAACTGGGCCGCGTCGTGGAATTCCATCAGCGCGGCGACCTCGCCCGCGCCGATGTAGATGCGGTCAGGACGCGGCACGGCGGTTCTCCCTCTCGGCCTTCTGCGCCTTCGCCGGCAGGCCGACATGCGGCAGGCCGTCGCGGTCGTTCAGGAAGTTGGCGATCTGGAAGGGCGCGAGCGGGAACTGCTCGACCCAGAGGCCGGAGAAGAAGGCGACGAGCCCGCCGTGGGCGGCGAGGCGGGTCTTGCCTGCGCCCACATCCTCGTGCCGGTCGGCCCGGTGGATGGCGCAGCCCGAGACGTAGTAGCCGCCGTCGGTGCGGGAGGCGGAAGCGGTCTTCGTCATGCCGCGCCCTCGCCGGGTTCGGCGGCGGGCAGGGCCGGGCGGGTGGGGAAGCGGGTGACGCGGGGGTCGGTGGCGGCGATGGCGTCGAGGTCGAGGACGGCGGCGTACTGCTCGCCGATCAGGCGGCGGTAGGTCAGAAGCTCCTCGAGCAGGTCGGGCACGCAGAGCGCGACCAGGCGCGCGGCCTCGGGCAAGGCGTTCACGCCGCGGCCGAAGGCGCGCATCAGATCGACGATGTCGGCCACCAGCGCATCGTCGATCGGTTCCGACCGGGCCGGCGGTATGAGCGGGAATTGCATGGTTACCCCTCCTGTGACAGATGGGGTATCATATGTGTGCGATTATCGCACTGTCAACCTATGTGTGATGTTCCCGCACAAATCATGTGCGGCACCTACATCTGGCGCCGCGCCTCGATGACCGACAGCGAATAATGAAGGGCTGTCGGAATCGCCAGAACGGCAAAATACCAAGCGAGCTGATCGCCGAAACGGTCGTAGCGACCCATCAACAGAACATCTTCGGCAAACCGTGCGGAGAAGCCGAACGGGACCAGCCAGCCGAACAGGCAGTTCGCCGCGGTGCCGGCCAGAAACCACGGCAGGAAGGTCGAGACGATTCGGTCGCGTGGAGAGCGCGGGCTCTCGTAGTCTATCCGCAGGCGCAGTAGCGCGTTCGCATACATGAAGGAGGTGGCTGCGATAATCAGGGCGGTCACGCAGCCCATGAGGGCGGCGGCGATCACCGAGAGTTCGGGCCGGAACATGAATCCGAAGGTGATCTTGTAGAACATGAACGTGGCAAATGCCCAAAAGATGAAGATCACTTCTGCCTCCAGCTGCTGGTGACGACGCCGACGATCACGACGCGCTCGTTGTCGACGAGCATCGGCTTCAGTTCGGCCTGGTCGGTCGAGATGGCGAACAGGAACGGCGGATCGTAGCGGCGGAAGACCCGCTGCGCGTCGGCGTGGTTGAGATCGTAGACCTGCGCCAACACGTCGTCGCCAGCGCGGGCGCGCTCGGCCCGGTGCGAATCGACCACGATCATGTCGCCGTCGACATAGCCCGCGAGGTCCATGCTGCGGCCCTTGACGGCCCAGACATCGACGCCGGGGCGATCGAATCCGAGCGGTCCGGCGAGCCGGTCCCGCAGATCGCCCCTGCCGGTCCAGTCGAAGGGCACCGCCTCCTGATCGGAAAAGCCGGGCGTCGTCATCGCGCGCACCGTCGACCCGGCCTTGAGGCCCGCGCGCTCGATCACCTCGTCGATGGTCATGTCCAGCAGTCTCGCGAAGACCGGCACCTCCTCGGCCTTCATCGGGCGCGCGTTCGAGTAGATCTTTGAGATGACCGTCCGGTCGCGGCCGATGGCGCGGCCGAGGTCGTCGCTGGTGATGCCGAGCTGGCGCTGGCGGCGCTTGAAGTGGTCCGCGTCCATGCGGGACATGTGCGCACGTTCAACTTCACCGTGAAGTGACGAAATCGCACAATTCCCTTGATCGTCGCACACCTGTCGGCTATGGCATGGGTTATGACGCGCAAGCTCACCCCAGCCGATGTTGTCTTCGCGAAGATCGGGCCTCCTGCGGTTGTCGCCGGTATCATCGGCAAGGACCGCACGACCGTGACGCAGTGGCGCTATGGCCGCCCTCGCCGTCCGGCGGGGGATATCCCGAGCGACGAGGACAAGCGGGCGCTGCTGAACTACGCGCGGGCGCACGGCATCGACCTGACCGCCGAGGAGCTGATCTTCGGCGCCGAGCTGGTGGTGCAGTACCTCCCCCCCCGAACCCCGGTAGCCGCCGAATGACCCCTGATCCGCTCGCCGAACTCTTCCGCTCTACGAACTGGGTGCGCCGCGCCCGTCCAGCCGTTCCGACAGGAGCGCGGCCAGGACCTGTCCGGCGCGCGCTGCGATTTCTGGCGGCGCGGATGCGCGCAGCGTCTCGAAGCGGGAGGTGATCTTGCCCGGGTCGAGCGGCGTCACCTCGCAGAGACAGGCAACGGCGACCGAAAGCGCCGCCATGTATGCGTGCGCCTCCTCGACGCTGCGCGTCAGTTCCTCGATCCGGTCGTCCATCGCATCCCCTCCTGGCCGATTCGGCGGAGAGGATAGCACGGAGACCCCACGGCGTTTCCTCCCGGAAACGGACGGCGTCTCGCCGTCAGCCCGCCTGCCCGCGCGGTCAATCCCCCGCGCGGGCCTTTTCCATTCCGATCCGGGGCCGGCTGGCCGAACACCGACAGCCCCGGACCGCCCCCGCCTGGCCGTGCCCCCACGTGTGGCCGGCGGGGGCAACGCGTCCGTGGCCGCTGGAAGCCCCCCCGTTTCCCCTCACCGGCCACGGCGGCAGCCATGACGCGCGCGCCCGAGGTCGAGATCGCGCTGTCGCTGAAGGCGCTGGCGGTGGCCATGAAGGCCAAGGCGGGCGTGTTGCGCGACATCGACCGGCTGGGGTTCCTGCGCGACGTGCTGATCCTGGGTTCCGGTGTGGGCAACGGTTCCGACTGGCTGGTGATCGCGGCGGATTTCGAGGCGCTGGTGATGCATGACGCGGGCGCGGCAGGTGCCGCGCTGCACGACTGGCTGATCGAGCGCGGGTCGCTGGCCGGCGGCAATGCGGAGCGGATCGAGGCGGCGCTGGAGGGTGCGATAGGCCCGCTTCGGCATTTCGCGTGGATGGACCGGGTGGACATCAATGGCTGACCTGACCGCCGCCACGCGGGCCGTGCCCGCCACGCGCCAGCCGACGCTGTGGGACGCGATCCTGATCAACTGCGCGGCTGCGCATTCGGTCGACCCGATCCGGGCATGGCAGGAGGAGCTGGAGGACATCGAGATCCTGCGCGCGGTGCTGCCGAAGGTCAGCCGCGATTCGCTGATGATGCGCGACCTGGCCGTGGCCTGCGACGCGCTGGTCGAGGCGTGGTCGGACCGGGCGACGCGCGAGGGGTTCCCCGGGCCGCGCTGGCTGGCCGCGCAGTTCGACGTGCGGCGGGCGCTGAGCGTGGTGTTCCGGTGGCGCATGGGCGACGCCTGGAACCGGGTCTATGCGGCGGAGGGGCAGTGATGCGGCGGCGCCGGGCGTTCATGCGCGTGCTGTCGTGGCGCCTGATGGTGCACACGAGTTTCGCGCATTACGCGCCGACCGGGCGCAGCAGGGGTTTGCAGGCCGGGCAGTGGCCGGGGACGGCGGAACCAGCCGCCGCCCCGGATGCCGGCAGCCTTCCGGTGCCGGAGGATGGACCCCCGATCAAGTCGGGGGTGACAGGTTTGAGTATCGACCCGGCGGTGCGCGAGAAGTGGCGCGCGGAGCTGGCGGAGAGGCAGGCGCAGCGGGCCGTGACGGATGCCTATCGGGAGGGGTGGGCGTGACCCGGCTGATCGAGATCGGCGAGTTGTCCGGCAAGCTGACCGACCGCGCGCTGGACGTGGCCGAGCGCTATGCGCCTGACGGAATCCTCGAAAGGGGCCGGTACTGGGTTCAATGCCCGTGGCGGGACAGCACGCGCGAGAGCTTCTGCATCAACATCACAGGGACCTATGCGGGCCGGTGGTACGACTGGTCACGTAAGGAAGGCGGCGACCTGCTGGACCTGATCCGGCGAAAGCACAGCCTGACCTTGCTGGAGGCCATCGACGAGGCCTGCCGGTTTCTGGGGATCGCGAACGAGACCCCGGAGCAGCGCAGGGAGCGCGAGAGGCGCGACGCGAAGGAGCGGGAAGCGCGGGCCGAGCGCGCGCGGCTGGAGGCCGAGAAGGCGGCGGCCGAGCGTGCCCGGGAAGTAGCCAAGGCACATGCGCTGTGGCTCGAGGCGCGGCCGATCGATGGCACGCCGGCGGCGGAGTACCTGTCGGCGCGGGGCGTCGGGATCGAGCGGCTGGGGCGGTCGCCGCTGTCGCTGCGGTTCGTGCCGGCGCTGCGCTACTACCACCTGGACAAGAAGACCAGGCAGGTCGTCGAGGGCGTGTTTCCGGCGATGGTGGCAGCGATCCATGGGCCGCGGGACGAGAGCGGACATGCGCGGTTCATGGGTGTGCACCGGACGTGGCTCGCCCGGGACGATGCGGGCGTGTGGCGCAAGGCGCCGGTGCCTAAGCCGAAGAAGGTCATGGGCGAGATGCAGGGCGGTTATATCCGGCTTTGGGCCGGGTCAGGTCGCCGGCCGGGCGCGCGGCTAAACATCGCCGAGGGGATCGAGAATGCGCTGTCTGCCGTCTTTCTCCAGCCGTCGGTGCCGGCCGCGGCGGCGATCAGCCTCGGCAATCTGAGCGAGATCGTCCTGCCCGCAGCGGTGCGGCACGTGACGCTGATCCGGGACAACGACACGAAGGCGGATTTGCGGGCGATGGCCGACCGGGCGCGCGAGCGCTGGCTGGGCGATGGCCGCACGGTCGCGGAGTGGCCGAACGCCTTCGGCTTCAAGGACCTGAACGACGCGCTGCAGGCGGCGCTGGAAATGGGGCCTGTCCCCGCGAAGGCGGGGAGCGTGGCGTGAAGACGAAGGTGCGGGACCATCCCCGGCGCGAGGACGAGCGCGTCCTGATGATGCTGCACCTGCGCGAGGTCGAGGGCCTGCAATGGGCCGAGATTTCCGAGCGCTACGGCAATCCGAAGACCTATGCGAACGTGACCTGCAACCGGGTGCTGCGCGACCTGGCGGAGAGCGAGGGGCCGGTGCCCGTGGTGCAGGCCAAGCCCGAGAACCGCGACGGGTCGCAGGGGCCGCTCTGGTGGCGGAAGAGGGCGGTGGGGCCTGCTCCCGCGAAAGCGGGGGTGCGATGATTTATGCCGTCGTCACCGTCTGCGCGCTCGCCATGCCGGACCGCTGCCGGACGGTCGAGTTACCGATGCCGCCGTGGTTCCGGATCGAGTTCTGTGCGCGGGCGGCGGTGTCGCTGCAGGCGCATCTGGCGCTGAACGGGATGCACCTGGTGGCCTACGAGTGCAAGGAGGGCGAGCCGGCATGAGCGATTCGCCCGAGGTGCCGAAGCGTCCGACGCTGCAGCTGTTGCGCGGCGAGCTGGAGGGCGCGCCGGAGCAGGTGCCACCCGCTTTCGCGGGTGCAGGCTCCGCACCCCCCGAGACCCCGGCAGACTACTCGCCAGGGCGCGCCGGTCCCCCGCGCGGGCGGCCGGACCGGGCGCCGGGCGAGATCTGGCCGGGGTGCCCGGTGAAGGCGCTGGGGGTACACGGGTCGGTCTATTTCTACCTCGACCTCCTCAACCAGCTCGCGGCCGTCGAGGGGCACACGAAGGACCGGATGCGCGGGGTGTTCGGCGGGCGGTCGGACCTCTTGATGTCGAAGTTCCCGCAGTATTCGCGGGGCGAGACGCCGAGCGTCATCGGGTGGAAGCAGGAGGACTGCGCCACGGCGATGATGCGGGCGGCGACCGAGAAGGGCATCTGGAACGCCTACGAGCGCGTCCGCGGCCTCGGCGCCTGGCCGGACGGTGCGGGCGGCGCGATCCTGCATTGCGGCGACGGGGTGCTGATCGGCGGGCGCTGGCAGGTCCCGGGCGAGCACGACGGATACGTCTATCCCGGCGCGGGGGCGATCCCGCGGCCGGTGGACGAGACGGCGAGCCACGACACGCCGGCGGCCGACCTCGTGGACCTGCTGGCAACGTGGAAGTGGTCGCGGGGCGAGATCGACGCCTGGCTGCTGCTCGGCTGGGTGTGCGGGGCGATGTTCGCCGGGGCGCTCGACTGGCGGCCGCTCGTCTGGATCACGGGAGACGCGGGCACGGGCAAGAGCACGCTTCAGAAGCTGCTGGTCACGCTGCTCGGCGGCGAGCGGGCCGTCCTGGCGTCGTCCGACCCGACCGAGGCCGCCATCCGGCAGTTCCTGGCCGCGCATTCGCAATCGACGATCCCCGTGATCCTCGACGAGATGGAGGCGGAGGAATCGAACCAGCGGGTGAACGCGCTGATCAAGCTGGCGCGGCAGGCGGCGAGCGGCGGCGTGGTGCTGCGCGGATCGACCGACCACAAGGGCCACGAGTTCCGGATCCGCTCGACGTTCCTGTTTTCCTCGATCCTCGTGCCGCCCTTGCTCGACCAGGACATCAGCCGCATCGCGCTCCTGGAGCTGATGGAGTTGCCGCGCGACGTCGTGCCGCCCAGGATCGACCCGAAGCGCTGGGGGCGCGTCGGGCAGGCGCTGGCGAGGCTCGTCATCGAGCGCTGGGGGCGGCTGGCGGATACGCTCGCCATCTATCGCGCGGCGCTGGCGCGGGCGGGTCACAACGCGCGCGGCTGCGACCAGCTGGGAACGCTGCTCGCCATGGCGGACATGGCCTATTACCCCGACCCGCCGGACGCCGACCGGGCCGACACCTGGGCGAAGCAGCTGAGCGCCGAAGACATCGTAGACCAGACCGACATGAGCCGGGATTGGCAGCGGATGCTGAACCACCTGCTTGGCCAGCACATCGAGCCGTTCAGGAGCGGGCAGCGGTATAGCGTCGGGCGCTGGGTGCGCGCGGCCGCGGGCCTCGAGGAGGCGCCGCAGCCGCATGACGCGCGAAGTGCCCTGCCGAGCTATGGGTTGCGTGTCGAGGGGCGCGGCGATGCGGCGCGGCTGGTGGTGGCGAACAGTCATCCGATGCTGGCGCAGCTCTTCGCGAATACCCGCTGGTACTCGGGCAGCGCGTCGCGCGGCGTGTGGGCGCAGGCCTGCAAGCGCGTGCCGGGCTCAACCGCAACGAAAGCGATCCGATTCGACGGCGTGGCCTCGCGCGCGTGGTCGATCCCCCTGCCCTCGATCCCCGGCCTCTTCGGCGAGGACGCGCCCGGTGGCGCGCAGAATGCCGAGCGTGTGCCGTCGCTTAGCGGCGATCCCTCAAGCCCCGATCACTTCGTCTAGGTCGCCCGCGATGACACCGCGCCCCCATCCCCGCGCCAGTTTCGACCCCGCGCCCCGACCCTGTGGGCAGAAGCCATCAACGCGCGATCGGGCGGGCGTGGCTCGCGCGTGGGTTGTGCCGTGCGGCCGGGTCCGGGGTGATCGCCCTGTGGTTGCAAGCCGCAACGGTCGGGAAAAACGTTACACCGGCGTTACAGTTTTTGTTGCGGCGAATGTCCAGCGAAAACAACGGCTTGGCGCGCATCCGCAACGGTGCAACGGTTTTTTGCGCCTTCCTCGCATACGCGCGCAGACGCTACGCGCGCGCGCGACATGCGTTGCGTTGTTGCGTTTCTATCTTAACCTATTGATAGATATAGGAATTCTCTGCAACGTTGGGTGTAACGCCGGCTGCAACACCCTGAGGGAGTGTTGCAGCGGCGGGGTCAACTTGTTGAAATCATTAAATATGGGGGTGCGGTGATGCCCTCGGAGAGCAAGCTGGCCGTGTTCGAGGTCAAGGCGCGGGAGGCTGCGGGGCGGCTGGACCGTGCGGCGGGGCTCGGGCGGCAGCTGAGCCTGATCCCGGCGGAGGCGAGCCCGGCGGATCCCGGCGAGCTGGAGCGGCGCGGGCCGGGCCGGCCGCAGGGCGCGCGGAACAAGCGGACCTCGAAGCTGCGGCAGATGCTGGCGGCGCGCGGGTTCCGGATGCCCGAGGACGTGCTGTCGGAGATCGCGGGGCTGTCGGCGCGGGTGTCGTCGGTGGAGCTCGCCATGCAGCGGGCCGAGCAGGTGCTGGCCTGGGCGCACGACGGGGCGGAAGAGCCTGCCACGCCGGGCCAGCGCCTGGCGGTGTTCCTGGCGTGCCACAAGGAGGCGACACAGGCGGCGGCGGCGCTGCTGCCTTACGGGCTGGAGCGGATGACGCCCGACCAGGTGGCGCCGGCGGTGACGGTGCTGCAGCTGCCGGGACAGGCGCGGCCGGGCGATCGGGCGCGGGTGATCGAGGGATCGGCGTCCGACTGCGCGCCGCCGCCGCTGCCTCTGAAATTCGTGGAAAATCAAGCGGTTGAGTTCGGGCAGGATCCCGGATCGGACGGGGCGAGTCGGACGGATGGGGCGAGCGATGGGTAAGGCGTTGAAATCGCAGGGCAATCGCGGTGCGGTGCGGTTGATTGGAAATCAGGCGCGTGCCGTGGTGGCCGGGCGCCACCGGGCTGGCCGCGGCGCCGAGCTGGTCGTCCAGGGCGACGGATCGCGACCCACCCCCGGGTCTTCGCCTGCGGGCCGCGCGCGGCGCGCGACCCCCGGGGGGGCCTCGGCCGCCCGAAGACTGCCGCCCCGGAGTGTGAGGCCATCCGGCCTTTCGGGAATCGGAGGTCGGGCATGAGCGCGGACGGAGGTTGTCCGGATCGGGGTCGGGGGGGAAAGCCCCTGGCCGCACCCGCGAACGGGCTGGGGTTCGATCCGGTCGGGGCGGACGCCGCCGAGACGGTCGCGAGGCTGGAGGGCAACTTCGCCGATGGGGTGGAGATGCCGAACGCCCTAGGCTTACGCTTCCCGGGGCCGGTGGCGCAAGCCTTTTATCACGACGACCGGCCGGTGACCTGCATCCAGGGGCCGGTCGGTTCGGGCAAGACGACCACGGTGGTCTATTCCCGCCTGCGCCGGGCGCGGCAGATGCCCCGGTCGGTGATCGACGGGGTGCGCCGCTACAAGCTGCTGGCGCTGCGCGAGACGTACCGGCAGCTCTGGTCCTCGACCATCCCGAGCTACCTGGAGACGATCCCGAAATCGCTGGGTGCGTGGTCGGGCGGGCGGGGCGCGCCGGTCAGCCACACGGTGCAGTTCGAGGACGAGTTCGGCCCGATCGAGTGGGTGGCCGAGTTCATGGCCTTCGGCGACGACATCATCGGCTCGATGCGCGGCATCCAGACCGTCGACATGTGGCTGAACGAGGCCGACACCGTGCCGGTCGAGACGCTGACGACCGGGATCGGCCGCATCAAGCGCTGGCCCGGCCGGCGGCATTTCGAGGGCTATGCCCCGCCGCACGACAGCTGGGGTCAGATCGCCTGCGACATGAACGCGCCCGACCGGGACAACTGGACGTTCCAGGTGTTCCACGACGAGGAAGGCCGCGGCCGGATGGAGCGGGACCTCGGCATCGCGATCGGGTTCCACGACCAGCCGGGCGGGCGCGCGCCGGGGGCGGAGAACCTGACGAACCTGCCGGCGGATTACTACACCACGCAGGTGGCGACGATGACGCTGGCCGGGCGCGGCGACATGGTGGCGCGGCTGGTCGACAACCGGGTGACGTGGCTGCGCGCGGGCGATCCGGTCTTCAGGCGCGAGTTCGCCCCGGCGATCCACGTGGCGCGCGAGCGGATCCCGGTGGACCGGGCGCTGCCGCTGATGATCGGGCTGGACCAGGGCTTCCTCGGCGCGGCGGTGGTGGCGCAGAAGCCCGCGCCGGGACGGTGGCGGGTGCTGGCCTGCCTGATGTTCCCGCGCGAGCGGCTGATGGCGCGCGAATTCGGCAACCGGCTGCGCGACCTCTTGGACGCGCATTTCCCCGACATGCCGGTCGGCGGCGCCTGGGGCGACATGGCGGGCGAGCACGGGGCGAGCCAGGCGGCGGACGAGAACGCCACCTGGAACCTGATGGTGGGCAAGGCCGCGGGGTTCCGGGTGATGCCCCAGCGGATCGGGTCGAACCGCCTGCAGCCGCGGCTGGAGGCCGTGCGCGCGGTGCTGGAGAGCCTGCACGGCGGCGAGCCCGGCCTGTCGATCTGCCCGAAGGGGCCGGGCACCGACATGCTGATCGCGGGGCTGGAGGCGCGGTACGTCTGGAAGGACGAGATCGACGCCCGCGGCGACAAGCGCAAGACGCCCGACAAGTCGATCGCCGAGGCGAACGTGGTCGACGCGCTGCAGTACCTGCTGCTGAGCGAGGTGCGCGGCGACGGGGCCAGCCCCGGCACCTTCGCCAGCCGCGTCAGCCACGCGCGGCGGTGGGAAGGCGCGCCGGTGAGCGGCCTGAGCGTGCGGCACGACGTGCTGAACCCCTACGGGGGTGCTGCGTGATGGTGGCCTGGTACAACGAGCACGATCCGAACGCCGCAGCATGGCTGCGCGAGCTTATCCGGCGGGGCCTGATCGCGCCCGGCGACGTGGACGAAAGGAGCATCGAGGATGTACGACCAGCCGACCTTGCCGGGTATCGGCAATGCCATTTCTTTGCGGGCGTCGGGGTCTGGTCCTACGCCCTCCGCCTCGCCGGCGTCCCCGACGATTATCCGATCTGGACGGGATCGTGCCCTTGCCAGCCTTTCAGCGCGGCAGGCAAAGGGAAAGGGTTTGCTGACGAGCGGCATCTTTGGCCCGCCTTCTTCCATCTCATCTCGCAGTGCGGCCCTGAGCTTGTCCTTGGCGAGCAGGTTGCGCGAAAGGACGGCTTCGCATGGCTCGACCTTGTATCGACTGACCTGGAAGTCGCAGGCTACACCGTTGGGGCGGTCGTGGCCCCTGCTGCGGGCTTCGGTGCTCC